GCAATGCGGAGCTCCGGCCAGCGCGTGAGCGCGGAGAGCAGATACAGGGACGCGCCCCAATACGGATTGATGCGCCCGGATTCGGGATTTACGATGTGAGGAATCCGCTGAAGCTCAGACAGGAACGCGGCCTCGTGCTCCGGGCTTTTGTATGTGATATTTATTTCCATGCGAACCTCCTTACATATCGACCGAAACAAAATGATAGGCGTACCAGCAACCGCGACGGCGAAAGAGCCTGACGCGGGTGGTAAAGAACTGACCGGAGCACCCCATGCCGTCATAACGGTCGTCGCGGTAGGCCCGGTGCATATAGAACCATTCGAGAACGCTCTCTTTTGAGAGGGGAGAGAGCTTCTCTGGCAGCTTAACGAGCTCGACGAAAGAATCGAACTCGTCGCGGATGATGTGGCAATCGGAAACCCGATTGACATATTCTCGGATGTCGCGCTTGAGCTGAGTGACGAACTCCTCGACGCGCTCACTACGCACCGGACCGGGAAACCGCTCGAACATGAGCAGGATATCGTATGCCTCCTTGAGGCTGTCATAATCGTGGATATCGCGGACCATTAGGCTCCCTCCCTTTCTTCCTTTGCCTTGCGGAGCTCCTCGAGAAACTCAGGGAGCGGCAGCCGCTCGAGCTGATACTCCCGGCGCGCGGCCGGAGACAGGCCGTTGAGCCATGTCTCGTACTTTGCCCGCTCCTGCTCCGCGCAGGCCCGGATGCTTGCGAGAGCATCCGCAGGCGGGTAATCCTCGCCGACGTACCAAGTGATTTTTCCCTCGTTGGAGATGTGAGCGACCATCTTAAAATCGCCGTCCTCCATCACGGCGGAGTTGCAGACTGTTACGCCGTTTCCGAGAC